GTATGTGTCGTCGCCAATATCAGTTATAAGATCTATAGTGCCCTTGAGAGCCAAGTTACCAGAAAGACTTGTCCCGTCTTCTAAAGTGTATTCGTACTTTGCCCAGTCTTCGTCTATTTCAAAATCGAAGTGAGGTTCTGCCTCAACAACAGTTCTGTTTTTAGGGTCGAATAGCCCATCTTGATCATCAAAAATTTTCCATACCCATTTAACACAGTGTTTTTTATCGCTAGGCAACCATTTATGGTGCGGTAATCGTGATGTATAATATTCGTAAACCCTGTCAATTATCTCATTGAGATATTCAGGATTGTAGTTATCGGTTTCAATTTCTCCAATCTCATGGTCATTAAAGATTTTCTCCCCTTCCTGAAGTGACTTTTTAGCTAAAGCACAGAGCTCAAGTATCTTATGAACTATAGTGCCTTTATCGGCTTTTTTACCCGATGAACCTCTCCAGCCAATACCGTACTCCATGTAGTATTGCATAGGGCACATTCTATGACAGTTGAAAGAGCTGCTTCTAAAATAAACTATGGGGATTCCCATTACTATTCCTTCTCTTCTTCAGAAATTTTAGGCACAAAGTCTTTAAAGTGTTTAATAGCCATGTAAATTTCTTTGTTCTGCTCTTCTATACTTATAGAAGAATTATCTATAATAACGTCACATAGCTGCATAGCTTCCTCTAGCTCTGTTTCACTGGAGTGTTTGTCTACTCCTTGGTAAATGTCTCTAGTAAGCCCGATTACAAACCCTCCGCTTTTCTGGATTCCTTTTATCTCATTGTCAAATCTAACATCAGAGACTAACGCTAACTCTGCACCATCGTCATTTACGCGAGTTATAAAAGAATCTAACCAAACATTGTGATTCATCTTTCTAAATATATCAGTGCCTACGAATTGCAATACTTCACGAGCGGTCATTTTGCCTTTTGCGTGAACAAATAAACCAAGAGCAGATGCTTGATCCTTAGTGAACCCCTTTTTCTTAAGATCTCCCGGAGAAATCACTCCCGGCATATCTTCCCACCTCAAGGACGTTTTGGAATTTTTATCTTCATCTGTTCCAAAAACTTGCTCCTCCGATAGTCCAAGAACGCTTACAGCCATTGACTTTAATGTATCTGCTAAAGCATAAACCTTTATAAACCCAGAGAGCTCATTCTCAAAAAGACTTTCTAAATCTACATAAGGCTCTTTGAACGGGAAGAACTTGTCTTTGCAGTCTGAAGGCTTCTCGCCAAGTATATCGGTTACCTCAACATCTCCGCCTTCGGAAATCCTTGAAGTTTTGCATATGCCAAGCTCAGCTAATTTTATAGCAATAATAAAATTGCAAGCAGTATTCTTGCCGCTTTGCTTCTTGCCAGCGAATCCAATTATTTTAGTCATGTTAGTCCCTATTATAATATTGTTCTAGAACTTCTAGTCTATCTTCAGCATCTGCTAACGCAGATAAAGCTTCATCCAGATTTTCATAAAGATCTCCAGTGGAATGATCTCCGATACCAGCAGGATGATCTAGCAGAATAGACAGTGACGCTAGGGCCTTGTCTCTGTCAGAGTAGGCCTTATTGTACAAGTAATCTATTGCATTTTCTCTATAGGTGCTAACGCTCATTTAAATTTCCTTATATACGTTCATAGCATTTTCAATAAAAGGTTTTATATCAGATGTAACTGTATTTACATTCATATCAGCAATATCATTAGAAGATAAATTCGGAAAGTACAACCTGTACAGCTTACCACAAATTTCTTCTACCTTGGCTGCCGCCCTTCTCCCAGCATCGTCATTATCCATTAGACATATAATAGATAATGCTCCAGACTCATCGAGCAGATGTTTTTGATCTTGGTTGAAGGCAGTTCCAAAGATAGCAACTGCGTTATGAATACCTGCCTCTGCCAATCTCCAGACATTTCCGGGAGATTCGACTAGTATTGCTACGCCACTATCTATAATATAATTTTTTGCCTTCCAATAATTATACAACCATTTCTCTTTTTGGAAGCCTTTACTGTGCATCCATTTTGGAAAATGTCGGCATTTTTCTTTAGGGTCATGATAGTTGTTGCATTTATCACACTTTTCAAAGATACTTCTGCCGGTGCATCCTACTATAAACTTATGGTCATTGTCATATATCGGCACAACAGCCCTCTTGTACATTGGCTTTCTAGGGTTATCGCAATAGCCAACATCATATTCTTCTAAGACTTCTTTTGTAAATCCTCTGTCTATATAGTAATTGCACGGGAATTGTATTCTTTTTCTATACTCCTCGCTACTGACTTTCATACCTGAAGACTTTTTCTTTGATATAGAATTAACGAGACTGCCGAATTGCATCTTTTCTATATTTACAGTTTCAGATTTCAATGCTCCAAAATCTTGCTTAAGAAAAGCTAGTAGGAACTCTACCGCCTCGGAAAAGCTAGCCTCCTTATCCCCTTCCTTCTCCCAGCTATATTTGAATCTTGATAAGCACCCTCTAACGAAGTGTATAAGACTTCTCCCAAATATCTCATCGCATTGGTTAGTACGGCACTTGTAATGAACCATAAAGTCGCCATTATAGTACATATTAAGTGCAGTAGGGTTATCTCCTCCATGTATGGGACAGCAAGACTTTATTAATATCTCATTCTTAGAGCTTTGCTGAATACCGAAGTAATCATAAATAGCGTTTATATTCTGGGCAGCGACTGCTGATAGTTGCTTCAGCTTTCCTGAGTCGGAATATTTATACGAATGGGATGTCTGCTTCTGCTGTGTATTCTTCTGTTGAGTCGTCATAACCTGTGTCTTCTAGTTCAAATGCAGTTTTGCCTTCAGTTATCTTTGCTATAGCACCTTGCATTTTTATGTTAATGTAATCTCTGTCTTCAAGTCCCTCTCCATGTCTAGCTATGACAGGAACCAGCTTTCGATTGCCATGCTCAGGACCGTCCTTTGCAATTTCTTCGTCTGATTTGTGCTTGTAAATGCTAAAGTTAGAGCAGAGCCAGATGATCCTATCAGAGCCTGAAGCGGTATCTGTCGTCTCTTTGTTTATACCATCTCGGTTCAGCTGAACGAATGACAGAACTGGGACTTCATATCTAAGAGAGAAGTTATGTAGGGCGGTCATCATGAAGCCGAGAATTTGGAACTCTTTCATATCTCCTCTAATTTCACCAGAATCCATAAGCTTTAGGTAGTCATAGATTATAACACAATCTTTCGCTTTCCCTTTGTCATTGACTCCGACAACTTTAGCAATCCATCTCCTCATAATTGATAGTTGGTCTTCAAATGACATCCCCCCAATAGACTTAAAGTAGTAAGGGATCTCTTTGACTTCCTGCGCTGCGTCCATAACTTTTTGTTTCTGTAATGGACTCTCTGCAAACTTTCCAGTCTCAATATCATTGATGGCGACCCCTGACAGCATAGCAATCATTCTATGCTGGTGATCTTCTTTACGCATCTCAGTATCTAGATTAAGAACTGGAACTCCTTGTTTTGCAATGTGAATGCCCATATTGTCAGCAAGAAGTGTCTTGCCTGTCTTTGGCCTAGCTCCAATTACATTAACTGTGCCCCTTCTTAGACCTCCTCCTATGGCAAAGTCATATCTGTTAAAACCTGTTGATATACCTATTTGATCTACAGGGTTCTCACAAAGCTCCTCTAAGTATTCAGGGGCATCGTCAAACATCTTAGTAGGAGACTCATCTGAATCAGAGAGCATCGAGGTAAAATCAAAGATACTCTCCTCGGCTATCCCCAAAATATGAGATATAGGCTCGTCTCCTTTTATTTCAGAGTACTTCTGTTTTGTAAGCTCAAGCTGATCGTACATCATACGTGCAATTTGTAGCTTTCTGACCTTAGCAGCAAATGATCTCACATTGCTAAGCAGTACTGGGAATTTCATGATAGAAGAAAGGTGCATAACTTCTTGATTATTAAAGAAGTCTGATATACCTATTTCTTTTGCAGCCGACAAGATCAAAGGGATGTCTGGCTTTGCAGTATCATCTCTTTCTAGTATATGCTTTAAGCATGAGTATATTGATATATTCGACTCTAGAGTGAAACTATTCTCATCAACTATATCACAAATGTCGAAATAAGCATCCGAGCCGTATCGGCAGACTCCAGCAAGAATCGCTCTTTCGGCAGGTAGATCTTCAAAAAGCATATTACTTCCTTACACAACAGTTATTACATACGTATCTTGAAGTATCATGTACGATGTTTGGAGATACGGTTTCTTTCTTGTTACAAACTCTACAGGTGACTTCTATCTTGGAAAATTTTCTTGACCTAGTGGCTTTCTTGGAGTTCTTGTTCTGACTGTCTGATTCTTTTGCAATAGCAAGTTCATTTTTCTCTGACTCAGAGAGACTAACATTTTCCATAAACTCTTCAAATTTATTAGGCCTATTTCCAGAAGTATCTATAGGGCCATTTCTTGGCTTGTCTTGTTTGGATTTGATTTGAAAGCTTTCGGCGTTTGACTTGTTTCTCTTTCTAGATCCCTTGCCACGCCTTCTCTTCTTCTTCTTCTTAGGAGCCTCGTCGTTCATGCCAGATATGAGGTTGATGAGCTCCTCTTTGGACATTTCTTCTAGTGCTTTCTTTATGTCTTCTTTGCTCATGATTTTGTTAGCTTTGCTCTCTGTAAGTTTATAAATAAGTCGCTTAAGTTCTTGACCGAACTTGCTAGATAAGTTAGCCTATCAGCTCTTTGCTGCGCATATGTTCTAATACTATCAAGCTTACAAGCATACCCGTCTTGTTTAACAGCTTGGTAATACTGACTGTCCCAAGATCCTTTATATTGAGACTCCCTGCCAGACATCATTTTCTTAAGATTAGTGGATGCCCAGTTTACACGAGCTACCTCTCTATTGTATGACCGTTGCAAATAGAATGAGAATCCACCTAGCAGTAAAGCAGCCTCAGCACACTCTTCTACAGTGAGCTTTTCCATCTGTTGCCTTGGCATTGTCATGTAGCCTTTTACGGACTGGTCATGGAAGTCTCCTGCGTATGAATTTAAGCCTAAATTGGACTCATACTCATCTAGGACTTTGTCTACTTGCTCTAGTCGTTCCTTTGGCTTATTCGGATTTTCCATTGCTCGACATCCTCATTGTAAGGTAGTTCAATATACGTTATATTATTATACTCGCACCATTCGGCTTTTCGCCGGTCTTTTTTCTTTTGATTCACAAAATCTTGCATAGAGCTATGAAAAAGAGAGTTAAAAGAGTAGTGTTGCTGTCCGTGAACTTCTATTGTTAATTTAAGAGTATTGATATAAAAATCAAAATAAGATCTTTCATTCCTAGTAATTGGAACTAAAACCTCTTCTAAGATCTGAACTGTAGGAAACAACTCAGTAAGAAGTTCCCTAGCAGCCAGATGTAATTTGGAGCGAGGTCTTGTCTGGTTAGCAGCAACTACATAGCCGCTAAGCTTCCAACTATGAATCTCATTATTTAAATCTCTGACTTTCATACTTTACTCCAAAGTCCTGTTAGTTCCAAGAGCTTACAGCTAGAGGACAACTACTGTATCAGGCGCTCTTGAGCCTGTCGCGGTTCTTTCTAGACTTTACGGACAGTGCGAACCTACCGTTTAGGGCTGTCTAGCGCCCATACTTTTCAATCACTTGTTCTTCTTTATTATTATACATCCCAAATGGGACTCCATTTTTATAGAAGAGCAACGCTCTGTTTCTAATGTTTTTGGCTGCATTAATGTGTGAGACTTCTGAATAATCACATTCTTTACAATTGAAGTTTTCCCCATCTCTATTTTTTGGATCGCAGTAGCCACATTTACTGCACTTTTGTGAAGTGTAGAAAGTTGGAACTCCATAGAAAGGGATTCTTAAGTTCTCACATTTGACCTGCAACAGCTTGGTAATTTTGTCCTGTCCAAAGCTTCCGTTTGCCGCTCCAGTAGTTACATTGTCGATGCAAATTAATGCTTTTGTTTCTATGGCCTTATCAATAATTTTCATCACATATGGCTCTATCATCTTTTCTATTTTTTTGTGCTGATTCTTCCAGCGCCTTCTAAAGAATCCTCTTTGCGATGAGTTCATCTTGCTATCGTGTCGGTTCTTATTTGACACAATTTCGTTAAGTAGTCTAAGACTTTCAAGTTCCTCAGCGATGTCATTGGGCATCGACAGAATCTCTCCATCACCAAAAGATATCCAGTAGTTCTTATCTTTGTTTATATCAAATGATATCTGTGTCTCGAACTCATAAAGAGGGTCTACTTCAATACTGGCAGTACACATGAAGAACCCTTGTTTCAGATTAACATTCCCAGCAACCCCTTTTTTAATATCCAAGTCAGAAAGCATGGAGATGTTCGTGCATTTGTTAAACGGAATTTTTAGCTCTGGAACCATCCCTTTTTCTTGCTTATGATAAGGTAGTAGAAGATGGTCTTCTTTTATCTGAACAAATCTATCTTTGATATGAATTCCCTTCTCCGCTATACGCATAGTTGGGAGTTTTTTAGTTTTATTGCGTTTGAAAAAGGCTTTGTATCTTCTAGCTACATAGCCCACAATGTCTCTTTCATAACCATTCATGGGCTTAGTCCAGCCTGCTTTTTTAAAAACATCTATATGTATGTCTCTATACTTAGCAAAGGTTATTTTATCCCCATTCTCATCTCTGAAATCATAGCTGGTAACTTTCGTGAGCTTACCACTTTTTAGATCATCCTTAATTCTTTTAACTAAATCATTACAAACCCTAGTGATAACTTTAATCTCTTTGTGAAGTTTGCTTGTTTCCAGATCTAGAAATTTTATACCTCTAGTCTTTGAGATTTTTACATTCGACATAATTAGTTCCTTTAGAAAAAGCTCCTTAACCTTTAAATTCATTTCGCAGATAGGAGGAGCTCTACCTACTGGATCAGGCATGAATTAGGCCTGCTCGCTTTGTAACATCTAACCATTAAAGTTAAGAACGAAATAACTTACTTTATAAGGGTGGCTAGAGCCCTTAGTCCTTACTGTCCATTCCTACCATAGTAAATACTTCTTTTCTAAACTGCTGGTATTCAGTTGGATTGTCCTCAAGATACTGAGCAAAATTTACTTTACCTTGGATTTTCTCACCATTAGGTAGCTTAAGCCAAGCCCCAGCTTTACCGACAAGGCCGAAGTCTATTAACAGGTCTGCCAACTCCATCTCCTTCCAAATGCCTTTACCATATCTGATATGGCTTTCTACTTTTTGTCCGGGAGGACCAATAGCAGAAGTAACAATGTTCCAGTGGACTGTTTGACCTATTTGAGTGTCTCCTTGCATTAAGGGTACTGAATGCGTTGCATGAAGTTTGACATCTACTTGATATTTCAAAGCCGAGCCTGACTTCTCTACTTTAGCTTTCCCTCTGCCAAACCTGCTAATATTAGCCATGAGGTGAGTAATACCAACAACAGTAACTCTGTTAATAGGCAATGCGTTAGAAATTCTTCTACAGAATTTGGCAAGCACCTTCTGAACGCTCATAACTTGAACATCTTCTAAATTGCCAGTAAGCTCTGACTCGCTAGAAAGAGCCGAGAAAGAATCAACAATAGCTAGAGATCCGGGCTGTGTGTGAACAATATTATCAATAATGCTTAAGTACTTCTCAGCAGATAGAATATTTCCTTCTGTAGAGCCAATGATTTGCATCTTCTCTGCTTCTAGAGTGAGATCGGTAATTCCTTCCAAGTCTCTTTTCTTCAGTCGTCCTTCAATGTTAGCATAATAGATTTTACGCTCGTAATGCTTCTGGGCGTTTGCACAGAAAGTAAGAGCAGTAACAGTTTTACCTACCTTCTCAGGCCCAGTCATAATAAATAATGATCCTTCAGGCACACCGCCACCAAGAGCTATGTCTAGCTTTGGACCAACAGACAAAACCTCCAAAGGTCTTTCTGTGATAGAGGCGGGATCGTGAAGGACATTACCATACTCTTTGATAATGTCTTTATTCATCTAAATCCCTTAACTTAGAAATGATTGATTTCTTAGTGTTATTACTTTTATGAGCCACTGACTTTTTGTCAACGATTTCATAATCAACAGAGGGCCTCTCTTTGAGCGCATCCTCTTTCTCTTGAATTATACCCCTCAGAAACGGAGATCGCAGAGAATAAGTCTTCCAACATCTATCATCTTTTAGAGCAGATACGATAGACTCTTCTGAAAACTCTTTCAAAAGCCTATTGGCCAGCGTTATCTGGTACTGGAAATATTTCTTCCAATCTTTTATTTCCCAGAATTTTGCTGGCAGGTCTTTGTTCTCAGTCCTTGCTTTTTTCTCGCAGACTAGCTCTGTTATGTACTGAGAAGCAGATACCCATCCTTGTGGCGAATAGCGGGATGGGTACTTACTTTTTTCGGTTCTGTTTTTACTCATGAATTTTATGTACTGGTTTTTCTTTTGCGCCTTCGTAATGTCTGTTTCTTGATGCATCAACTCTCTGAGATCCGGCTTCTGTCATTATAGAAACGCCTTTATTGCCGCTAAGAGTTTTATTGATTGTCATAGGGCCAGATTCTTGCTCTGGGTTATTTACATATTCGTTGACAAGTTCAATGTCTCGTCCCAGAGTGCTGGCTATTTTAGAGGGACTCATCCCATTAGAAAGCATACCGTCTATGCAGTATTGCTCTGCTTGAGTTAGACTCTTTGCTTTTGATAGCTTACCCATATTACATCTCTCTTTCTGCATTTAGCAACCAAGCCGTATTCTTGGTCTTTAAAAAGTTTATATAAAGTTCAAATGATTTCTTATTAGTCTTTCTAAGCTTCCATTCTTTATCGCCAGTATGGTTACTATTCTTGTATTCTCTTCCTTCACTGTATATGCCAATTGGATTGAATAGCCTGCCGTGTTTCCCTACCTTTACATAATATCTTTTTGACTTATCAAGCACAATTTTCTTAGCATGAATATAGGCTCCTTTGTCAGCACTCTCTACTCTTGGAAATCCTCCATCATCTATGAAATCGTGCTTACCATAAATAGTGTACAGTCTGTCTCCAGTGTCTTCTTGCTTATTGATTTTTTGTTCATTACTTGGAAATATTTCAAATTCGCTCATTTGTTCTTTCTCTTTCTTTTCTTTTTAGCAGGTTGGTCTTTGGTCCACTGGACTCCTCCGTCAGACTTTTCCATCCTACTCATTCCTGAAGGCAACTCTGCGCCGCCTTGAGTCTTCTTGGTCTTAAACTCTTGTTTCATATCTTCTACTTTCCATTTGCCGTATTTCTTTGCTTGCTTGTCAGCATAGTGACCAAGAGTCTTAGCCTCGGAGACTGAGTAACTATACCCGCCATAAATATTGTCTTCTTCATAATCTCTATGAACAGGTTTGGTCTTTTTACACGAAGGACACTTCTTCTTTGCTTTATATTCAGACATATGACAGAAGATAGACCACTTATGTCCACAGCTGTCACAGGCATATGTATACTCAGGCATATTATTACTCTAAATAAAAAAGCCCCTTGCAATCTAATTCGCTTCTCGGTTAGTAGGGGCGAGACTACCGGATCAGGCGCAAAATAAGCCTATGTATTATTATACCTTCAATATTGCTATTCTGTATAATTATTTAGCTGTTTTAGAATTCTTGCGACAATATCGCTTCTTATTATATCAGAGTAGTCTAGTTCGCAGACAGCTACCCCTTCCACCAGTTCCAAGGTATCCATGCACCTTTCAAGACCTCCACTGGCATTTCCTAAATCACTTTGCTTTAAGTCGCCATTTATAACAGCTTTAGATTTCCTGCCTATTCTAGTCATAAACATTTTTATTTGTTCAAAGGTTGCATTTTGAGCTTCATCTAATATCATAAAACACTCATGAAAGTTTCTTCCTCTCATATACTCTAATGGACAAAGCTCTATTGTCCCATTATCTCTTAGAATATCTACTCTTGTAGGAGTCAGATACATATTCATTTCTTCTATGATGGGAACAAGATAAGGATTTATTTTCTCTACTAAAGTTCCGGGTAGATGTCCCAATCCTCTTCCAGACTCAACCACAGGCCTTGTTATTATGATCTTTTTTACTCGTTCTTCTAGCAAGTACTGGCAGGCTAGGCCAACAGCCACGCTGGTTTTTCCTGATCCTGCTGGTCCAGCACATAGGGTGACATCTGCGTCTTCCATTTCATCTATATATATTTGTTGATTTTCTGTCTTAGCCTTCAAAGACTTCCTTCTCTGAGGTCTTTCGTTTTGACTTGTTGCTTTTTTTCTTCTAGCCATTAATTGCTTTCCAC